GGTGATCCCCTGGGCGAAATGCGCCTGGTAAGCAGAGTTTTTGAAATGTAAGGCCTTTGAATAAGACAAAAGGCTGCCTCATCGCTAACTTTGCAACAGTGCCAAATTTAACGCATCAAGCGCGACAGGCTTCCCGATGAAATACCCTTGCGCCTCGTCACAGTGATATTGTTTAAGCCTTTTCAACTGCTCCGCCGTTTCCACGCCTTCAGCGGTGACAGCCAGCGAATAGGCTTTGCCAAGGCCGATAATATTCTCAACGATGATTTTGGCGTTTTCCGATTCCTCCATGGCGAACACAAAAGATTTATCCAGCTTTATTCCGTCGAACGGGAAGCGTTTCAGATAGCTTAATGCCGAGTAGCCGGTTCCAAAGTCATCAATCAAAAAGCGTACGCCGATATCCTTCAGCTGCTTCATGGTTTCCAGCGTGATATCCGGATTGGAAATCATCACGTTTTCGGTAATTTCTAACTCCAGCCGGGACGGTTTAAGCCCCGATTTTTGCAGCGCAGCCTTTACCCGTTTCGCCAGGCCACGGGTATTAAACTCCACCGCCGAAATATTGACCGAAATAACCAAATCGGGCGAGAGATGCACCATATCTTTACAGGCTATCTCCAGCACCACATCACTCATGGCAACGATCAGGCCCGTCTCTTCCGCAAGCGGGATGAACTGATCCGGCATCAGTAAACCGAGACGCGGATGCTGCCAGCGAACCAGTGCTTCGACAGCAGCGATACGCGAGGTTTCAATGTCGTAACGGGGCTGATAAACCAGCTGAAACTGGTCTGTGCATAACGCTTCACGAAACTCTTTTTCCATTTCCCGGCGCTGAATTAAGTACTCGCCCATGTTGGGTTCGTAAAACACCCAGTTATTGCGACCGGTATTTTTCGCTTTATACAATGCGATATCGGATAACCGAATCAGATCGCTGGCGTTCATTGCATCCTGAGGCGCCAGTGCAATCCCCATACTCACGCTGATATACACTTCATTGCCGTTAACGATAAAAGGCCGGCTTATTTCACTGGCAATGCGCTGGCAGAGCGTCTCTATGTCTTTACGCACATAAATATCCGGCAGAATAAGGATAAACTCATCTCCGCCCTGCCGGGCAACCAGATCGATTTTACGGGTACAGGACCGCAACCGGCTGGCGACTTCATTGAGTAACGCATCGCCCGCATTGTGGCCGAATAAATCATTTACCGGTTTGAATTTATCCAGGTCGAGGCTGATCATGGCCAGGGGATGATCCGGATCGGGTAAAGAACGCAGCTCACCTTCCAGAAACTCTTTCATTCTGACCCGGTTTGGCAGGCCGGTTAATTCATCATGCCGCGATAAATACTCGGCACGCTCCTGCGCCTCCACTTCCAGAGTGACATCGGTCACCGTACCGCGAAAGCCCATAGAACCATCATCCATAATGGCGCGCTTCGCCACCACATTGCAGTAACGCTGATGGCCCTGATCTGAGAAATAGCGGGCCTTTTTGAGCGTGTAATTACTGCTCGTCTGCGGATTCAGCAGCCAGTGATGAAAAAGGATTTTGTCGCTGTGGATGAAATCCAACATGTTCCGCCCAAGCCAGTCGTCAGAATGATGACCGGTAACGCCGGAAAAACGGTCGGATAACCACGTTAGCCGTGCCTCGCTGTCCGCTTCCCAAATCCAGTCGGTGGTGGCTTCAATGACGTCGCGAAAGCGTCGTTCACTTGCCGTAAGCGTTTGTCGGCTTTGTTGCTCAAACAGGGAAACATTTTCGTCATTAATTTGCGCTTTGATTAACGCACCACGCCGCATCAACCAGGTAAATGCAATGGTCGATAACATCAGAATGATGATTAACGGCAGCTCCCGGTTGATCAGCACTCTGCCCGGATCGTCGCTTCGCCACTCAATCAGAACATCGCCATTATCAATGGGTAAAATAAGCTGAGCTTCCCGGTAGTCGGCTTTCAGGTGTGGCTCCATTCTGCCGAACGTATGCGCATTATGAATGCCGTATTCGTTGCCCATTTTCTCCAGTTTAACGGGCGTTAACACGTCGGCGAAAATCAGTACCGAGGCATCTTCCGCCACCGGCGTGATGCTTTCATCGTCTCCCGACGTGATCCGGGCCGCCGCCAGTAAGGTGAGTTGCCCGTTGGTCATCATAAGGCGTGAGACGGCTTTACCCTGGCTTTGTGAGAGGTCGTTAAAAAGTTCTTTGGTGATGTTCCGGTTGAGCCATTTCTCGAAAGGCTGGCTGACAAGATTTCCTTCAATGACGCTATAACGCGTCTCCCCGGCGGGAGACAAAACAAATACGCCTTCATACTGGTAATTCGTGTAAAGCGATTCACCAAGGTTCTGGCTGTCCCATGCCCATTTAACATTCACCTGCTTGTGCAAATTATTATACGCTTCGCCCCAGTCGGCATTATCCATTAAATTTGTGCGTATCTTTTCCTGCCGGTTAGTGAGGGCTTTTTGCAAAAGTAAACTGCTGCGCGCGTCTGCTTTATTATTAAGATTATCCGCGATATATAAAAGACTCACTATTGCCGCCAGAAAGAGACTGCTCAGCAACGCCGCGGTAATAATAAAATTTTTCTTTACTATGCCACTGGTTTCTCCTGAAAAACTACTTACTTTGTTGAAGCGCTGCCAGTTCATTTTCCCCATCTCTTAACGGGTGAGAGTCCATTGGCCTGAAATAGGCACATCCCGCAGAGGCAGTATCGGCAGAAACGGATTTTTATTTAGTGCCAGCTTTCTGGATGGCCGTTTTGTTCTTGCGCGGATGCTGCTTCAAGGTTTTTACCTTGCCGGGACGCTCGGCGATCAGCCAGTCCACATCCACCTCGGCCAGCTCCTCGCGCTGTGGCGCTCCTTGGTAGCCGGCATCGGCTGAGACAAATTGCTCCTCTCCATGAAGCAGATTACCCAGCTGATTGAGGTCATGCTCGTTGGCCGCGGTGGTGACTAGGCTGTGGGTCAGGCCACTCTTGGCATCGACACCAATGTGGGCCTTCATGCCAAAGTGCCACTGATTGCCTTTCTTGGTCTGATGCATCTCCGGATCGCGTTGCTGCTCTTTGTTCTTGGTAGAGCTGGGTGCCTCAATGATGGTGGCATCCACCAAAGTGCCTTGGGTCATCATGACGCCTGCTTCGGCCAGCCAGCGATTGATGGTCTTGAACAATTGACGGGCCAGTTGATGCTGCTCGAGCAGGTGGCGGAAATTCATGATGGTGGTGCGATCCGGCAGGGCGCTATCCAGGGATAATCGGGCAAACAGGCGCATGGAGGCGATTTCGTACAGGGCATCTTCCATGGCACCGTCGCTCAGGTTGTACCAATGCTGCATGCAGTGAATACGCAGCATGGTCTCCAGCGGATAGGGCCGTCGGCCATTGCCCGCCTTGGGATAAAACGGCTCGATGACAGCGGTCATATTCTGCCATGGCAGAATCTGCTCCATGCGGGAGAGGAAAATCTCTTTTCGGGTCTGACGGCGCTTAGTGCTGAATTCACTATCGGCGAAGGTGAGTTGATGGCTCATGATGTCCCTCTGGGATGCGCTCCGGATGAATATGATGATCTCATATCAGGAACTTGTTCGCACCTTCCCTAGATTACCGCGAGTCCCATATAATTCGACAACACCATCTACCAGTTGTTGTACAATTTTGTTTGATTTATCAAGTTCGGTGTCACGAAGATTATACCGTTTCGAGTGATCGAAGTCTTTTTGGGCTTCTTTGAGTAACTCGTGAACAATGACATGGTTGATTGAAAGTTTGTTCATTTTTTGTTCTTTTCCATTGTGCAAGTCGCTGTGTATTTCTAAGAGTAATAAAATATTAACGCGTACGCAAAAGATGTTGTACTCTGCTAAGAGTGGTCACTTCGACACACAGCTTAATCATCAAAACCTCGCCTGAAGGCGGGGTTTTTTTCATTTCAGGCCCAGACTAAAACCTTCAGATTCCCCCTTAATCAAAGAGCCTGTGGCCTGTCCCTATTCTTATGCACAGCACCCCGTTAACCCGGAGGTGAACCTATGGCAAATCGTATGCAAGACAAAGAGAGCATGGCCGGAATTACCTGGCTGGCCCTGCTAATCATTGCTGGTTGGGGCGGTCTGGTCCGATTCCTGATGGATGTGAAGCAGGGAAAAGCAAAATGGAGCTGGATAAATGCCCTGGCTCAGATAGTTGTCTCGGCGTTTGCCGGGGTTATTGCAGGGTTAATTAGTATAGAAAGTGGGGCAAGCATTTACATGATTCTGGCATCTGCTGGGGTAAGTGGTGCAATGGGTTCTGTTGCCCTCACGTATTTCTGGGAGCGCATCACTGGAGTGAAAGCACAATGACGGCAGACCAAGTAATAGAAGGTATTCTCGGAAAAGAAGGCGGATATGTCGATCACCCGTCGGATAAAGGCGGTCCGACCCGCTGGGGCATTACACAGACAACCGCTCGTGCGCATGGCTATACCGGCGACATGCGAAACCTACCCCGAGAAACAGCAAAACAAATCCTGCTTAATGATTACTGGTCAGGCCCTCGCTTCGACCAAGTTGCAAATTTGTCTACGCAGTTGGCGGATGAACTTTGCGACACAGGTGTCAACATGGGTCCTACCGTCGCCAGTAAGTTCTTTCAGCGCTGGCTTACGGCAATGAATATGCGCGGGAAGCTTTATCCCAACCTTATCCCGGACGGTGCCATTGGCCCCCGAACTATCACCGCTCTGAAGGGATATCTTTCTGCCCGTGGGAAAGAAGGGGAGCAGGTGCTACTTCGAGCACTGAATTGCAGCCAGGGTGCCCGGTACCTCGAACTGGCTGAAGGTCGCGAGGCGAACGAGGACTTTCTCTACGGCTGGGTTAAGGAGCGCGTGCTATGAAGATGCTGATTTTCATCATTCTGGCGCTGGTGGCCGTGCTGGTCCTGTTACTGCTGCGCAAATACACCCGGCTGGAGTTTGTTGGCCATGCCCGCCTGTTGCTGAAAACATGGTCTGTGAGACTGGGTGCCGCCGGGGCGCTGCTTGGCGTTTGGGCGCAGTCGTTCCCGGATGCCGCTCTGCATGCCTGGGCGATGTTGCCGCCGGATATCAAGGGCATCCTGCCGCCCAACATAGTGGCGATGATTAGCCCCGCGCTGGTGGTACTGGCGGTGCTCTCGCAATACATACGCCAGCCGGCATTGAAAGATAAGGCCGACGGACTGAAGGGGCCGCAGCAATGAATTTCGAAATTATTGCAGGGCTGGTGGTTGTGATACTGGGTGCTATTGCTGGCGCGTTCGGTATCGGTCATGCACGCGGTGCCAGTAAAGCCAAAGCAAAGGCCGAGCAGCAGCGCACTGAAGAGAACGCCGCCGCCACCGTCGCCGCGGCAGAACGCCGGGCTGATGCAACGAAAGGGGCCAGCGATGTACAGCAGACTGTTAGCCATATGCCTGATGACGATGTTGATCGGGAGCTGCGCGAAAACTTTACCCGCAAAACCTGAAGTCATCGATACCGCCTGCAACTGGGTGCGGATCATCTACCTGACTGACCACGATATCGATGTGCTGGATAATCAGACCAAACGCGACATTCTGGCGCACAACAAATCAGTGCTGGCGAACTGCCCACAACCAACCGAAAAGGCTACGAAATGATTGCAACCATAGGAACCATTATCGTTTGGGCGCTCATTGTCGCGGGTGGCGCTGTAGGGTTGTTGTGCGCATTTATCGGGCTTATGTTCCTGATCAACTTTCCCATGCGCTAAGAGTAGTAGGCATTACAACAGGCATTCACTGAGTGCCTGCGATAATGCCGGGCTCAATTGCGGTGTTATTGTTTCCCCTGTTAATCTGTCCCAAACAAACCGATGGGGATAGGGACATGAAAAAGTTACTTTTTGCAGCATTAATTGGTGTTTCAGCTTTAACCATTACCGCATGTGCGCCAACAGTCCAGAAAGTAGATTACAACCAGAGATCAATGCTTTTATCTCTTGGAATGAACAAAAACGACGTCATGCAGATCATGGGGTCACCACGCAGGACTGATGTGAACCAGGAACGCGAGCGCTGGATATACTGGAATAAGGCTCTCTATGGCTACACAATCATTGATAACGAACAACTGGCTAACGATCGACTGGTTATAACGTTCGTTAATGGTAAGGTCACCAAGTGGGGCCAGCAAACGCTGACTGATGACATAATGGAGTCATCACAAAAGAGCGCTCAGGCTTATGCTGAGGCACTCAAGAAATAGCAATTTCAGTCAAACGAGAACCTCGCTTAGGCGGGTTTTTTTATATGCAAAAAGAGGTAATAACCGATGAAATTTAAACATGAACTTGGTCAGGTGGTTACCCGTCACTATCAGTGAAGAAGAAGGGTATATCAAAGCTCGTGCTGAATATACGCATGGCCCCAATCAGTACCTTATTCATTAGCGTGCAGCAGATGGGCGAGCTGTAGACGCATGGTTTGAAGAAGGGGAGTTGTTCCCGTCTGCACTGTAGAAGTACGCATTACAGGAGCCCTTCATAGTTGCGAGGGGCTTTGATAATGCGAATGAATACCATTAATGATTTCGGCATGGGCGAACTCGGTCATTTAGACGTCTAAACATCCATGATGGCTGATTTTGGTCATCTTTATGCAAACAAGAATCATTATCGTTTAATGGGTCCTCCTGGTGGGGGGGCCTGCCACGGGGCGGCGGACTCGCGGAAAACAGCTAGTTTTCATATTTCATAGTCATCATCATCATGCGCACAGGTTATTGATTTTCCAGATGTTGGATTTTCAATGATGTCGAATCGTACAAAAAGTGCTCACCATCATGGACCAGGAAATCGCTGCTTTAAAACTCAACATCAACCAGCTCGCTGGTATCACTGGCGTGCACCGCCAGACGGTTGCCGCCAGGCTGAAAAACGTTGCTCCGGCAACGGGCAGTAATAGCAAGCTCAAGCTCTATCTCGTCACTGATATTTTGAGTGAGCTGATGATTCCGACGGTCTCAACGGCAAGCGTCGAAGAGATGGACCCCTCAGACAGGCTCGCGCACTGGAAGGCTGAGAACGAGCGACTGAAATTTGAGGTTGATACAAAGCAACTTATTCCTGCCGAAGATGTTGCTAGAGAATTTTCACTGATGGCGAAAGCCGTTGTCATGGTGCTTGAAACACTCCCGGACATTCTTGAACGCGACTGCGCACTTACGCCAGTTGCGGTGTCACGCGTGCAAAGCGTGATTGATGACCTGCGCGATCAGGTCGCCCAAAAAGTAATGGACGCCGAACCAGAGGAGGATGAGCCAGAGGAGGACTGATGGCAAAACGGGCATCAGCCAAGGGGATTCGCCGCGATGTCTCCGGCATTTTACGAGCCCCGCGTCGTATGCAAGTGGCCGACGCGGTCAGTGCATATATGCGTGTGCCGATGGGGGCGGGTAACTCCGTTCCCTGGGACCCCAATCTGGCCCCTTACATTATCGAACCGATGAACTGTCTGGCCTCCAGGGAATACGATGCCGTAGTATTTGTCGGGCCTGCCCGAACCGGGAAAACGATCGGCCTCATTGATGGCTGGATTGTCTATAACATCGTTTGTGATCCGGCTGACATGCTGGTTATTCAGGTATCCGAAGAGAAAGCACGTGAACATTCCAAGAAACGCCTCGACCGAACATTCCGTTGTAGTCAGGAAGTAAAATCGCGACTCAGCCCGCGTCGTAATGATAATAACGTTCACGACCGTACCTTCCGGGCTGGAAACTATCTCAAACTGGGTTGGCCGTCGGTCAACATCATGTCGTCGTCAGACTATAAAAGTGTGGCGCTGACTGACTATGATCGCTTTCCTGAAGATATCGACGGGGAGGGTGATGCATTTTCCCTGGGTTCGAAACGTACCACTACCTTTATGTCCAGCGGCATGACCCTGGTTGAGAGTTCGCCTGGCCGTGATATTCGTGACACAAAATGGCGACCAACCACCGCGCATGAAGCGCCGCCAACTACCGGCATATTATCGTTGTTTAATCGTGGTGACCGCCGCCGCCTTTACTGGCCTTGCCCGCATTGCGGAGAATATTTTCAGCCCGAAGTCGCCAATATGACGGGATACCGTGACTCCCCTGATCCCGTTGTGGCAAGTGAGTCTGCTTATCTTCAGTGTCCGGCCTGCAAAGGCAAGATCACGCCGGATATGAAACGTGAACTGAATATCCGCCATGTCTGGCTGCGCGACGGGGAAAAAATAGATCGTGATGGAAATAAATATGGTGAGCCGCGTCGTTCACGTATCGCGTCGTTCTGGATGGAAGGGCCAGCCGCGGCATACCAGACGTGGGCACAGATGATATACAAATTCCTGACTGCCGAGCAGGAATATGAGTCCACACAGAGCGAAGAAACGCTAAAAACGGTGGTCAATACCGACTTTGGTCGGCCCTATTTGCCCCGTGCCAGCATGGAACAGCGTAAAAGTGAACTGCTGGAGCAGCGAGCCGAAGACGTGCCAAAACGTTCAGTACCCGACGGCGTTGAATTTCTCATAGCGACAGTCGACGTGCAGGGCGGGAAGTCCCGGCGGTTTGTGGTTCAGGTTACTGGGTATGGCATGCAGGGGGAGAGATGGCTGGTCGATCGCTACAACATCCGCCAGTCATTACGGGCAAACGAGTACGGTGAATGTTACCCCATTGATCCGGCCAGTTACCCGGAAGACTGGGATTTACTTCTGTCCGACGTGTTCGAAAAGTCCTGGGCCTTATCAAGTGACCCTTCAAAACGCATGCGGCTCATGGCGATGGCTGTCGATTCAGGCGGCGAGGATGGTGTCACCGATAACGCCTATAAGTTCTGGCGTAAATGTCGACGGGATGGACTGGGTAAAAAGGTTTTCCTCTTTAAGGGCGACAGTGTACGACGCTCAAAACTGATTACCCGCACATTTCCTGATAACACTGATAGATCAACCCGCCGGGCAAAAGCCGCTGGCGATGTGCCGCTTTACCTTCTTCAGACCGATGCACTGAAAGACCAGGTTAATAACGCCCTGTGGCGTGAATCACCTGGCCCGAACTATGTGCATTTCCCGAAATGGCTCGGCAGCTGGTTCTACGATGAGCTGACCTATGAGGAGCGTTCACCTGATGGAAAATGGAGCAAACCGGGCCGAGGTCCGAACGAAGCTTTCGACCTGCTCGTTTATGCCGATGCGCTGGTTATATTGCACGGGTACGAAAAGATCAAATGGCCGGATGCGCCTGAATGGGCGAAGCGGACAACGTGGATCGAAGAAAGCACGTTGGAAACTGGCGAAGTGTCATCCACGTTACCACCAAAAACGACCCATAGCAGGAAAAAACGGAAGGCAAATAAGCCCGACGTTGAAAACAATCCCTGGACCACATCATCAGGAGGCTGGGTGTGAAACAAACCGATATTGAATCCATTATCCAGCGTTATACCGATGCGGAAATAGCGGTGCTGGAGGGGAAGTCTATAACGTTCAACGGGCAGCAGATGACGCTGGAGAACCTGTCCGAAATCCGCAAAGGGCGGCAAGAATGGGAGCGCCGTCTTGCTTCCCTGCTGGCTCAGCGTCACGGGCGACCCGGTTATAAACTCGCGAGGTTTCCATGAGCATTTTAGATGATGCGATTGGCGTCTTTTCCCCTGGATGGAAAGCCGCGCGTTTACGTTCCAGAGCGATGATTCAGGCATATGAAGCTGTTAAGCCCACCCGAACACACAAGGCGCGCAGGGAAAACCGTTCCGCTAACCAGCTAAGCCAGATGGGGGCTGTATCCCTCCGTGAGCAAGCGCGATGGCTGGACAATAATCACGATCTCGTTATCGGCGTGTTCGATAAGCTTGAAGAACGGGTGGTAGGTGCAAAAGGAATTATTGTTGAGCCCCACCCGGTACTGAAGAACGGAAATATAGCGAAGAAACTGGCTGAACAAATCAGAACTAAGTGGGCTGAATGGTCGGTCAGCCCTGAGGTCACGGGGCAGTTTACCCGCCCTATGCTTGAGCGGTTGATGCTCAGGAGCTGGCTCAGGGACGGAGAAATTTTCGCTCAGATGGTGAGTGGCTCAGCGCAGGGACTTGATCCGGTGGCTGGCGTACCTTTCTGGCTTGAAGCGCTTGAGGCCGATTTTGTGCCGATGACCAATGATGAGTCTGCGCAACTATGCCAGGGGGTTTATGTAGATAACTGGGGGCGCCCGAAAAAGTACCTGGTCTATAAAAGTCTGCCTGTTACTGGCCGTCAATTGGATAAGAAAGATGTTGATGCCGGGAATATGCTTCATCTCAAATTTACCCGCCGTCTTCATCAGACCCGAGGTACATCTCTCCTTTCTGGTGTTCTCATGCGCCTCAGTGCGCTGAAAGAATACGAGGATGCGGAGTTAACGGCAGCCCGCATTGCAGCTGCACTGGGGATGTACATAAAAAAAGGAGACGGGCAAAGTTTTACGGATGAAACCAGCAAAGACAATCGCGACGTAATGATTGAGCCAGGCATTATCTATGATGATCTGCTGCCCGGTGAAGACATCGGTATGATCAAGTCCGACAGACCAAACCCTAACCTTGAAACATTCCGAAATGGACAATTGCGCGCTGTCGCTGCCGGCGCTCGTCTCAGCTTCTCCAGTACAGCCAGAAACTACGATGGAACATACAGTGCCCAGCGGCAGGAGTTGGTTGAATCAACAGATGGTTATCTGATCCTTCAGGACTGGTTCATCGGCGCAATCACCCGGCCAATGTACCGAAACTGGCTAAAAATGGCGGTAGCTTCTGGCGAAATTCAGCTACCACGTGGGTTGGATATGGCGTCGCTTTACACTGCAGTTTATTCCGGTCCGGTCATGCCGTGGATCGACCCTGTTAAAGAGGCTAATGCCTGGAAGGCGCAAATCCGGGGTGGAGCTGCGACGGAATCAGACTGGGTGCGCGCCAGCGGGCGCAACCCGGATGATGTGAAACGGCGCCGTAAGGCTGAAGTCGATGATAACCGCGAACTGGGACTGGTGTATGACACCGATCCTGCTAACGATAAAGGAGGCACCAGTGCCGAAGTCAAAGAATCGGACGCCCCGACGTCCGAAAGCCAGCGCAAGAAGTAATTCCTGGTTCCGTATGCAGGCCCGCGCTGATAACGAAGCGGAAATATACATTTACGACGAGATCGGCTACTGGGGGGTAACAGCTCGCCAGTTTGTGAACGATCTGAAGGCCCTGGGTGATGTAACTCATATTAACCTTCATATCAATTCACCTGGTGGCGATGTCTTTGATGGCATAGCCATTTTTAATGCCCTTAAACACCACGGAGCTGCAATTACCGTTCATATCGACGGCCTGGCGGCTTCTATGGCATCCGTCATTGCAATGGTGGGTAATCCGGTCATCATGCCGGAAAACACCATGATGATGATCCACAAGCCCTGGGGCTTTGCTGGTGGCGATGCTAACGATATGCGTGACTATGCCGAATTGCTGGACAAGGTTGAGTCCGTGTTGATCCCCGCTTATGCAGCGAAAACCGGCAAGTCCAGTGATGAAATCGCGGCGATGCTTGAAGATGAAACCTGGATGGACGGCAGTGAATGCGTCGAGTTGGGTTTTGCCGACCAGGTCACACCATCCCTTCAGGCTATGGCCTGTATCCAGTCTAAACGTATTGAGGACTTCGAAAAGATGCCAAACAACATTCGTAATATGATTACACCTCCGCGTAACTCTAACCAGCGCGATCCACAGCAGCCTGTTAATCAGCCTCAGGCACAACACGTTGCCACTCAGCCGAACGGCGCTGACGAAAACACCATCCGCGCCCAGGTTATTGCGGAGCAGAAAGAACGTGTTAACGGCATTAACAATCTCTTCGCGATGTTTGGCGGCAAACATTCCGAACTGCAGGCGCAGTGTGTAGCCGATATGGATTGCACTGTCGATCAGGCTAAAGACAAGCTGCTGGCGCTGCTGGGTAAAGATGCTTCACCATCGGCGAAAACCACGCCAGCGCATATTCATGCAGGTAACGGTAATTTTGTCGCCGATGGTATTCGCCAGGCATTGATGGCGCGTGCCGGATTTGAAGATCAGGAACGTGACAATGTCTACAACGGCATGACCTTGCGTGAATATGCCCGCATGGCCCTGACTGAGCGGGGAATTGGTGTATCAAGCTATAACCCGATGCAGATGGTAGGGCTTGCGCTGACGCACAGCACCTCAGATTTTGGCAACATCCTGCTTGACGTCGCCAACAAAGCGATTTTGCAGGGCTGGGACGAAGCTGCAGAAACCTTCGAGCAGTGGACAAAGAAAGGTCAGCTATCGGACTTTAAGACAGCGCATCGTGTGGGGATGGGCGGATTCCCGTCTCTGCGGCAGGTTCGCGAAGGTGCTGAATATAAGTATGTGACAACCGGCGATAAAGGCGAAACCATCGCGCTCGCCACCTACGGGGAAATTTTCTCCATCACCCGCCAGGCAATCATCAACGATGATCTGAACCAGCTCACTGATGTTCCGATGAAAATGGGCCGTGCCGCTAAGGCGACTATCGGCGACCTGGTTTACGCCATCCTGACCAAAAACCCAAAACTCTCTGATGGTAAGGCGTTATTCCACGCAGACCACAAGAATCTATCCACCGGCGCTATTTCCGTCAGCAGCCTGGACGATGCGCGTAAACTGATGCGTCTGCAGAAAGAAGGTGAACGATCTCTGAATATCCGCCCGGCATTTATGCTGGTGCCGGTCGCGCTGGAGACGCTGGCTAATCAGACGATTAAATCAGCGAGCGTAAAAGGGGCGGATATCAACGCCGGGATTATTAACCCGATCCAGAATTTTGCAGATGTGATTGCAGAGGCCCGTCTTGACGAAGCTGACGCAAAAGCCTGGTATCTGATGGCGGCAAAAGGGACGGACACCATCGAAGTTGCGTATCTGAATGGTGTTGACACTCCTTACATTGATCAGCAGGAAGGGTTTACCACTGACGGTATCGCTACAAAAGTTCGTATCGATGCTGGTGTGGCACCGCTTGATTACCGCGGTCTGGTTAAATCCAGCGGCTAGTAATCATTACGGTTCTGAAAATCGACGCCCGGAAGGGCTTTTTTTATACCTGAAATCAGCCCTGCGGGGCTGACAGGAGACGTTATGGCTAAAAATTATGTGCAAGACGGCAAAACCATCCCTCTTAAAAACGCTGGTGCAGAAGAGATTCTCAGCGGCACACCGGTCGCTTTGGGCGGGATCATTGCAGTTGCAATTACCGATATTCAGCCGGGGGGTGTAGGCGATGGTTTCGCTGAAGGTGTCTTTCTTTTATCTAAGCTGCCCGCTGATGCCGTGACCGCCGGGGAAAAGGTATATCTCAAAGGTGGAAATGTTCAGCTGGATGACGCCGATGCGGTATTGGCCGGGACTGCCTGGGAGGATGCTGCTGCAGGTGTTACCGTCCTGGAAGTCAAAATCAATGGCTAATGCCTTTGACAAGATGACTGAAAGAATGGATGCGTTGACGGCGAAAAGGCTGGGCAGAACGGCGACTATTAATGGCGATGAGCATATTGCTGTTGAAAGTCACTTGCTCCCTGAGCTAGGGCCAGTCGCGGGTGATGGGATTAACCTGGTTATCTTTAGCGCCGGCTATCAGCCGGCGCGGGGAGATGAGGTTATTTATAAAGGTCAGGTTTACACCGTTACCCGCTGGCTCCTCTTTAATGGTAAGCCGCAAATCTGGATTGAGGAGGTCATAGGTGACGATTAAAGGCCTGGAAGAGCTCAAGCAGAACCTGAGAAATATCAGTAAAAATGCCATTCCTCGGGCGACATCCCAATCCATTAACCGGGTGGCTGGAAGGGCAATAAGCCGAAGTTCAACCCGTGTGGCGAAAGAAACCAGGGTTAAGCGGAAGCTGGTTATGCAACGGTCCAGGCTCAAGCGGGCGAGTCCTAAAAAGCCAATGGCAACTATCCGGGTAAATCGCGGCAACCTCCCGGCGATAAAGTTGGGGCCAGTACGGGTTCAGCTTTCACGACGTAAGCGTGATAACGGTAGTTCAGGTAGCGTTCTGAAAGTTGGGAATTTCAGCTTCCCTGGGGCTTTCGTACAGCAACTTAACAACGGGCGCTGGCACGTTCTCCGGCGCACCGGAAAATCCCGTTATCCGGTCGAGGTTGTGAAAGTACCATTGGTTACACCTCTGACAACGGCATTCAGAGAAGAACTGCCCAAACTGATGGAATCGGATATGCCAAAAGAGCTTATGGCGGCTCTTAAAAATCAGATAAGGCTGGTGACAAAATGATCCACCCGCAAATCAGAAAAGCCGTTCTGGACAAACTGAAGTTAATCAACCCCGGTAAAACTTTCTGGTATGACGGCCGGCCAGCATTCCTGGCTCCAGAAGAGTTGCCCGCGGTCGCAGTTTATCTTACTGATGCGAAGGCTACGGGTAGCAGCATTGACGAGGAAGAGTGGGAGGCAGTCCTTCACATTGAAGTATTCCTCAAAGCAAACGCGACCGATAGCGAGCTGGATAAATGGATGGAAACCCGCATCTATCCGGCGATGGCTGACGTTCCTGAGCTTGCCAGTATCGTCGAAACCATCAGCGTTGCCGGCTACGACTACCAACGTGACGATGAAGCCACTACATGGGGCTCCGCCGATCTCCAGTATTCCCTGACTTATATTATGTGAGGAGCTTATGCCAACACCAACACCGACTACACCGACCAAAGGGGCCGGGACGACGTTTTGGATTTACACCGGAGCAGGTGATCCCTACGATGATCCGCTGAGTGACGTTGGCTGGACTCGTACGGCAAAAATTAAGGAGATTACGCCTGGTGAGCTGACTGCGGAGTCGTATGATGATTCCTATATTGATGATGATGCGCCTGACTGGGATTCCACGGCCCAGGGGGTTAAGTCAGCCGGGCAATCGAGCGTTACTCTTGCATGGAAACCAGGTGAATCTGGTCAGCAGGACCTTGTTGACTGGTTTATGAGTGGTGATGAAAAAGCCTACAAGATTAAATATCCAAACGGAGCAGTAGATATTTTTACCGGTTGGGTAAATAGCTTGGGTAAAACAATCGCGCGAAATGAAGTAATTACCCGTAGTGCGCAAATTACCAATAAAGGCAAACCATCTTTGGCAGAAGATAACGCTTCTACCACTCCTTAATATATTTTCGACAGCGGTGTCACGGCACCGCGCCGGAGCTAATTAATGAACTATCTCAAGAAAGATACTTTAAATCCTGAAGGCGCAAATATCATCCTGTTTGAATTATCTGCTTACAGCCGAATGAAATATATTGAGTTCATGGTTGAAGAAAGAAAATCATTACCTACAGAGGGGTTGTCGCCGGATGAGAATTTTAAAATAGCTACTTTGCTGACTACGCGTGATCAGGCAATGATTGTCGCTTTATCTTTAAGTGAAGCGGATGGCGAGGAACGCGACGGGAAAGATATTTTCCCGGAGATAATGCGGAAATACCCACCGGGGCTATTGGGTAGTGCAGCATTACTTGTGCGTATGCTTTCAGGGATGATCCCCCCAGTTAATAACACCTCCGAGGAAACTGAAGAAGAGGAGTCGCTGGATTTGGAAAAGTCCTGACCCGCTCACGTCGCTTTGCTATGCGATTAGCCAGGGAGTTTGGACGACCAGACTGGCGCGCAATGCTTTCGGAAATGTCTTCCTCGGAATGGTTTGAATGGATTGAGTATTACCAGGATCATTGTTTTAGTGACGACCTTCTGGATTCTCATTTCGCCAACCTTAGTTATCTCGCAGTCAGTCTCTTCACCGATCCGGATAAACACGGAATTTCTGCCCTCGATTTTAGTTTGCTTGCAACAGGCAGGGCAGAGAGCGATGAGCTTTCCGATGAACAACTTATGTCTATAGCTGAAAGCATTCCTGGAGGAACTCGCTATGTCCCAGCCAGTGGGTGATCTGGTCGTTAAAATTGACGGCGATAGCGCAAAATTTGATGAGGAAGTCGCTCATCTGAATAAGCAGCTGAGCGGGTTAGGTAGGGCCGCTAATGACAGCACAGCCCAGGTCACCGCAGCGTTTACGCGGCAGGAGCGTGCGGCAAAACGTGCCGGTATCTCAATCGGCCAATATAATAACGCAATGCGCATGCTGCCTGCACAGTTTACTGATGTCGCAACTCAGTTAGCTGGTGGGCAGAGCCCGTGGCTAATTTTACTCCAGCAGGGCGGGCAGGTTAAAGACTCATTTGGTGGACTGATCCCAACATTCCGAGCATTACTTGGTGCTGTAAGCCCATTGGCCGTAGGCGTTGCAGCATTGACTGCCGCGGGTGCCGGAATGGGATATATCTTCTATCAGGGATCGTCAACACTTTCCGATTTTAATAAGACACTGACGCTTTCAGGCAACACGGCCGGACTGACTACCGACAGAATGCTGGTACTCGCAAGGTCGGGACAGCAAGCAGGCCTTACTTTTGATAAAACCAGTGATTCTCTGACAGCATTAATTAATGCTGGCGTGGGGGCGGGTGCGCGTTTTGATGAGCTAAGCCAGTCAGTTGCAAAATTTTCTACGGCATCTGGTATCCCCGTTGAAAAGGTAGCGGAAGCTTTCGGGAAACTGACCAATGACCCGACGTCCGGCCTGATTGCGATGGCGCAACAGTTTCATAACGTGACAGCCGAGCAGATTGATTACGTTGCTCAGCTACAACGTTCAGGAGATGAAGCCGCTGCACTTCAGGCGGCTAATGATGCAGCGACTAAAGGATTTAACACCCAGACTCAGAGCCTGATCGATAACATGGGTACGATTGAGCGCTCTGCTGATTCGTTGAAACGCGCGTTTAAATCCATGTGGGATGCTGCTTTGGATTTGGGGAGGCCAGACACTGCAGGGGAGATGGTAAGTAAGGCTGAGGCGGCGTTTAAACGTGCTGATGACATCTGGAATCTGCGGAAAAATGATCGCTATGTAAATGATGAAGCCCGAGCAAGGTTCTGGAGTGACCGGGAATCAGCCCGTCTGGCGCTCGATATGGCGCAGCAGCAGGCTGGTATTGCCAGCACTAGTGCGGCAAATGCAGAAAAAGAAGCGGCTTTAGAATCTGACAGGAAAAAATACGCCGCCCAGGCTCAGGCAAATTACGCTAAATCCCAAACCGCACTCGAAAAATATACTGCCCGTCAAAATGAGTTAAATAAGGCTCTCAAAGAGGGACGTATCCTTCAGGCTGATTACGCCATCAATATGGCGGCAGCGAAAAAGGAATATGAGGCTTCAGTAAAAAAAACGCCGAAACCAAAAGGCGTTAAAGTTTCTGCTGGTGATCGCTCTTCTGATCAGACGGATGCCGAAACCCTGCAGTTGATGACCCAGTTAAAGTTGCTGCAACAGCATACAGGGCTTAACGATACCATCAGTCAGCAACGTAAAAGTTTATGGTCTTTACAGTCAAAATTCTCGGTTATCGAAGAGGCATCGAAAACACGCGCGCTGAGCAAGGATGAACAATCGTTACTAGCCAGCAAGGATAAGGTTCTGGCGCAGGCTGAGGTTAATGCGAAGCTGGGGGATCAGATTGTCGCCCAGGAACGGCTGAACAAGCTTCAGGATAACTCGTTAAAATATGTTACTCAGATGCAGGAAAAGACTGCTGCACTGACAGATAGTACTGGGTTAAGTGACAGGGACGCGCAACGTAATAACGAGAGGGCGCAGTTAAGGCAGGGATGGAAAAATCAGGGGGGGAGCCTGGAAGATGAAGGGTATCAGAAAGAGCTTTCCGCCCTTGAGGGCTATTATGCTGCACAGGATGAAATGCGTAATAACTGGTTGGCCGGCGTTCAGTCGTCATGGGAAAACTATGCTGACATGGCCGCCAACTATAACCAGATTGCTGCGGATACGACTAATACTGCGCTCGGCGGAGTAACAAGCAATCTCCAGCAAGGGTTATATGACCTTGCCACTCAGTCTGAAGATGCTGGCGATGCCCTGAGTAACATGGTTGAAGGTTTTGGTAAAACAGTCATCCAGACCCTAGCCCAGCTTGCTGCACAATGGCTGGTATATCAGGGGGTGCAGCTGCTTGTCGGGAAAACAACACAAGCTGCAGCTGCAGCTCCCATGATCACTAATGCGCAGGCGACAGCGTTACAGGCTCAACTGGCCGCATATGCTTCCACTGCAGCTATTCCAATCGTGGGCCCGGCTATGGCTCCTGCTGCTTTGACTGCCGCTATTGGTGTCACAGAGCCTCTTGTTGCTGCCATCTCAGGATTAGCTCTTGCAGGCATGGCGCACGATGGTATCGATAAAATTCCGGAAACGGGCACCTGGCTGCTAAAAAAAGGGGAGCGTGTAACCACTGCGGGTACATCTGCAAAACTGGACGCAACGTTAGATCAGGTTCGGCAGCAAAGGACCACTGGTGGTCGTCCAATTGTTGCTGAGTTTAATAATACTTTTTCGGGTAAGCCGGATGATGCAATGCTTGCCTCATTTGATAAGCGGCAGAGGGAGTCTGAAAAGCGTCTTGTGAAGTATCTGACATCTCAGGTGATGGAGCCGACGGAAGAATATGGGCGCGCGATAAGGTCAGTGTATCCGGGGCGGAGAATGAGATAATGACAGATATTTATTACCCACATGATTACCTTCCTGTTCCACTTTATGATGGTTATGGGTTTAAACCTGTATCACCGTTATCAAGAACTGAAATGACAACAGGGAGAGCTCGTCAGCGACGTAGATATTTGTCAACGCCAACCCAAAACAGCGTTAAATGGTTATTTAAAAGCGATGGACAGGCTCAGCTATTTGAAGCCTGGTTTCGTGAAACTATCACCGATGGTACTTCCTGGTTTTATATGGTGCTCAAAACTCCAATGGGTGTTGAGCCTTATAAATGTCGTTTCGTCGATATTTATGAAGGTCCGACCCCGGTAAAACCAGGCAAGTGGATGTTTACTGCCACTTTGGAATTATGGGAAAGACCCGTATTACCTCCTGGATGGGTCGATTTCCCAGATTTCATTATCAACAGCGATATTCTCGATTTGGCAGTTAACAGGGAGTGGCCTGAAGCATGACAATTCTCAACCGTCTCTATGCCAGCAGCGGTCCCGAGGTCATTATTGAAACGCTGCAGATCAACATCGGCGATGAGGTCCACTATCTCTGTAAAGGCTATGAGGACATTACAGCGACAACAGAGAACGGTGACACCGTCGAGTTTAAAGCCTGTGCGATGGATGTCGCATTACCCGCCCGTAATGATGATGGCACTCAGGATTTAAAATTTGCGCTCTGTAATGTTGATGGCAAGGTTTCAACGGCCATTCGAAACGCCATCAATAACCTTAATTCGGCATCTCTGACATATCGTAGTTTCATCTCCACAGATTTAGCCGCACCAGCCGCTGTCCCTTACACCCTGGCGATTAAGTCTGGTTACTGGACTGCGACAGAAGCGCAGATCACCGCGGGTTACATGAACGTTCTGGATACTGCGTGGCCCCGTAATCGTTACACCCTGAATTATTTCCCCGGCCTGCGTTACGCCAACTAAGGAACCGAAATGAAGAAATACCACACTGGAAACACTCTGGCTCTTGCCGGGAACATTCATGGTTTTGAGCCCAGCATCAGGATCATACGCCGCGATAGCGAGATAAAACCTCAATCGCATTCCTGCATGCGGGTTCTCATCGAGATAGATGGTGCGGTTGTATGGGCTGTTCCCGATGAAAATAGTGCGGGGGCGACGATAAACCGGCGTGAGTTTTTTGAAGATGGCACAATGGAAAAAATCATTTCTGCCCTCAACTGGGCTGAACTAGCCGCCAGGGCAAGCAGGGAGTTCTACCGGAATAACGATGGCGCATTTTTCGAGGAAATTCCGGCAGAAAATATTACTTACGTTTCGGAATGACTTTGACCATTTGCCTTGTATCGGCGGGATCGTCACCACCAAACATCACTATGTGCCAGTTTCCGCTTGTTGGCGCAATTAGTCGTGCTGGTGAGCGAGTGAACTGACCACTTTTACCCGCAGGACGCATGCCAGCCTGAAGCGCCATAAATTCGCGGTTATTCATCAAATAGATATTTGTTTTAAACCTGAAGGAAATTTCTACTGTGTCGCCCTGATACAGGTAGACGGATAGATGTTTGTATTTCATTTTCAGTCCTTTTAATCAGCCCTCTTTGATCGCCATGTCCGTACACAGCGACAGAATATCCAACATAACCAGGCTCTGACTATTTAAACATCCTGATTTTTAACCAGTGATTCTGACTGGAGATTAACTATGTTCAATCCTGAAAAATACCGTTCAGTCACCTGGCTGAAGGGCGGCAGGGTGTACCCGCAACTCGACTGCTTTGGCATTGTGAACGAGATACGACGCGATTTGGCGATGCCGGAATGGCCTGATTTTGCCGGTGTGACCAAAGACGGTGGCGGCCTCGATCGGGAGGCCAGAAAACTGATGCTTTCCCTACAGCGCTGTGAGCCATGTGAGGGGGCTGGTGTGGCCTGTTACTCCGGCTCATCGGTGACACATGTGGGGATCGTCGTCAGTATTGGCGGCCAGTTACATGTAGCCGAATGCAACCCGGGAACGAATGTCACGTTTCTGCCGTTGCCGCGATTTAAGCGGCGCTTTGTCAAAGTGGAGTTCTGGCGGTGATTAGAATCTACCCCTCCCGGCTACCTGGTGAGCCGCTTGAAACGCATGAACACAGGGCAATGACGCTGCATGCGTGGATGGTTGAAAATGTTGAAAGCTACAGTGAACGTGAGAGACACCCTGTGTCGGTTGAGCTGGGTGGCGTCAACATTCCTCCCGAGCAATGGCCGTTATGCTATATCAGGCCTGAAAGCGATGTGCGTATCTATCCCGTACCCTACGGGACGGGGCTTGAGATAGCCGCGTGGGCAGCGGTGGCCGTCGCAGTAGCCTCTGCGGCTTACACGCTTTTCATGATGTCGGGCCTGGACTCCGGGGGATATTCCTCTTCGACAGGCAGAAGTCTTGATCTCAATCCGGCAAAAGCGAATACAGCCAAACTGGGTGACCCCATTCGTGAAGTTTTTGGCCGCCGCCGTATTTACCCGGATTATGTGGTCCAGCCGGTTACCCGGTTTGACCCTGTCGATCCGACGATCATGCGGGTTCATATGCTGGTTTGTCTGGGAATGGGTAACTTCTCATTCTCTAATGGTGATCTGCGCGTGGGGGATACGCCAGCATCGACCCTTGATGGATTCAGCCACACCCATTACCCACCTGGCGCCGATGTATCCGGCGATGAACGTAGCGAGAACTGGTTTAATTCCACCGAGGTGGGCGGAACGTCTTCAGGTACTGGCCTTGATATGGCGCAGACCTCACCGGACTCAGACGATATTATCGCGGACAGCATGACTGTGTCCGGCGCGACCGTAACGTTTACCGGGCTTGATACGGATGACGACGATGATGAAGATGAAGACGACAATGCGCTGCCTGACAGCTGGGTCGAAGGTACTATTGTGGAGATTAAAGCGCCTACCAATTTCCTGATTTCCACCTCGTCAGGCTACAGCGTGTTTGCCAGCAAGCTGCTGACGGAAATCGCTCCGGCGGCTGGAATGCCGGTGACGCTGAGTTTTAACAGTGTTGATTATGATCTCTTCATTGCAGCATACACGCCGGGGCAGGATGCCGTGCCTGGTGAGGGTGGCAGCGCGGCTAAAATCCAGGCCAGCGCTGCGCCGACGACTTACGATTTCTCTCTGGGCAGTACAACCTTTACGTTCACCTGGCACGGAACAACCTATACCGTCTCGCTGGTTGCAGATTATGTGAACATGTCCGGCCTGCTGGCCGCGATCTCGGAGGGGCTGACCGGTTCGGGACTGGTCGCGCAGGACAATGGCGGTACAGTGCTGATCACGGAGGAGTCCAGCCCGTTCGCCGGTGGATCAATTACCTCGTCTTCGCTTCCGTCGTCTGTTTTCGGCGATACCCCGGCTTACTCTACCGGCACGGCATCAACAGGCGGCAGTGCGGCCATAACAGCAAACGTGACCCTGGCCTATAACAGCGCCACAGGAACTGCATTCTCAGGTATGCCGGAAGGCACGCAACGACTTTCGCTGTCTCACCGTGGCAATGAGTACCAGATTATTTCGACTGACGGGACCACGGCGACGGTAGGTCGCATGGTTGACGGGGCGATTGATGCGTCATGGCCCGGCTTCATCGCCCGGACAATGATCGACTACGAAGCCACCGGACTGAATGACAGCGATACCTGGATGGGACCATTTCTGGCAAGCCCGGATAACGAAACTGTTGATATTTTTGAGGTCAATTTTTCTTTCCCCAGTGGTATCTGTGGCTTTGACAGCAAAGGGAAAAAACGAATACGCCATGTTGAGTGGGAGATTCAGTATCGGGTTTATGGTTCTGGTGCCGGATGGATCAGTAAAACAGGTGAGTATGCGCTGAAAAACGTTAACGGGCTTGGATTCACTGAACGCATAGTTCTTGACTCACCTGGTCTGGTTGAAGTTCGTTGTCGTCGACGGAACGAGCAGGGCAGCAACAATGCCCGTGACAACATGTACTGGCAGGCACTCAGGGGGCGACTTCTGACGCGTCCGGTATCCTATGCTGGCGTGACTCTCCTGGGTGTGACTGTCGAGACCGGCGGGAAACTTGCGGCACAGTCCGATCGGCGGGTGAATGTCGTAGCCACACGCGTTTATGACTCAGGTACACCGCGAACGATTTCCGGCGCGCTGCTGCACGTAGGCAATTCCCTTGGCCTTCAGATGGACACAGAGACCATCAGCGAGCTGGAGTCGATGTACTGGACGCCTGGCAACGAGTATTTCGATTTTGCCACCGGCGACAGTCTCTCCGCCCTGGAGATGCTGCAGAAAATCGCGAATGCCGGGAAATCCTATTTCCTGCTCAGTGATGGCCTGGCGACGGTCGGGCGAGAAGGGGTTAAGCCCTGGACGGGCATTATCACGCCGCATGAGATGACAGAAGAGCTGCAGACCGGCTTCTCAGCGCCATCTGATGACGATTATGACGGTGTTGACGTTACCTACATCAACGGCACTACCTGGGCGGAGGAAACCGTCCAGTGCCGCACGACTGACAATCCGACACCGGTCAAAATCGAGGATTATAAACTCGATGGTGTTCTGAACCGGGACCACGCCTGGCAGATTGGTATGAGACGCCTGATGAAGTATCTGCATCAGCGGTTGACGTTCCAGACCACAACGGAGCTGGATGCGCTGTGTTACAACGTCGGCGATCGTATTGTTCTGACGGACGACATACCGGATTCAGCGACAACAATCAGCTGCCTGGTGGAATCTATGTCGACTGTGGATGGTATCTCGACACTGACGGTCACTGAGCCGCTCGACTGGACCTATCCGAATCCCCGTGCGCTGATCCGTTATCAGGATGGGTCGGCTTCGGCGCTGATGGTGGCGACAAAGGTCGGGGATTATCAACTCTCAGTACCGTACCTCAGTGAGTTCGATAACATTGACTTCAGCACGCCGTCCATCGAACCGATGAGGCTGATTTTCTGTGATTCATCCCGGATCGGTTATGACGCGATAGTGTCGGAAATAGCCCCACAATCTGACGGGACGTGCCAGGTCACCGCAAAAGAGTACCGCGCGTCATTCTATGACTACGACAACGCCATTTACCCCGGCGACATTGCATAAACATAAATAACTCTCAACAACCCGCTTCGGCGGGTTTTTTGTTATAGGGCGACTATGAGCACATACAAAACGAAAAATCCTTTAGGGTCCGCTGCCGTAAAGGACCTGTACGATAACGCCGAAAACGTGGATAGATTCGTTAATGACAGGACAAAAGAAGATCTCGATGACCGGTTAGGAGTGCTCCGCAAAACCTGGTACGGCATGGAGATGATCTTCAGTCGCTTCATCACGTATATCACTGGTCGCGGCGAGCAGGCGGTTGCATCTATTGGCTGGCAGGAGCTGGGAAACTGGGCGACTGGCCTCACGGTCGATAATCGCCAGCAAATCGTTTACTACAATGGCTCCTGGTACAAATACCTTGGCGAGCTTGAGCACGTCATTTCCGGAGATTCTCCGGAGAACGATGGCGGGGTGTGGTCTGCGGAAAACCCGACGGGTAAATGGTCGAACATTGGAGATGCAGCACTTCGCTCAAACCTGGGTTCAGGCGACGGGTTAAAATGGGTAGGTAAATGCCATAGTGCCATTGAGCTTCGTTCAATCGAACCGACTTATGATGGTCAGAGCATCACTCTC